CGTCTAGTCTCTTTTGTAAGTCCAACGCTGTCACTCCAGTTCGACGGATTCGCACCACACGTCAACGCCGTCCCACCAATGGTGAAGATCCGCAACCATATCTTCGGCCAAGCTTCCGGCTTCAAGTTCGCTATCGAAGTCAGCCTCTACAACTAAAGTAATCCATCCCCTAGCCATGACTCAGCACCCGCAAAGTTGATATTCGCAGACAGTTCCCATTTGTGGCATGTATAGTTCCGGCTGCCATCTATCGTTATCCATCCAGAGCCAGCCGATGCCGTCAAAGCTCACTACAACGTCTACTAACATTTACCAATCCTTCGGCAAACTACCGTCCCAGACGTGTACCGGAACCTTCAGGTACTTTGAAGCCCAGGAAGTGAGTGAGCCTTTGCCAACTTTATAGTCTCTTTCGACCACGAGGCGCAAATCAATATCCGGCCTGCTTTTTCTGAACGAGCGGAGAAGTGAACGCCCCTCGGCCCGTAGATATCCCTTAGCTTCGATATAATAACCGCTGCTGTCGGAAGCTCCGGGGACGTTCGGAACATTAAATAGATCGGGGGTATAGATGTGTTCCTGAACCACTTCCCCAGCACAGCATTGTAGGCACCTACCACCCTTGACGGGACTGGTATAAGCCATACTATCTTCCGGTTGGCGCGTTCGTCTGACATTGTACCCTGCCTGCTGTAGCCCCAAGTAAACCTTATACTCGAACTTACTTGCCCATATGTCACCGTTAGGAGACATCCAGCGCATATCGCGCTTATGGGAGCCTACTCTCTCTCCGGCTACTGGCGGAGCTTTCGCTCTTGCCTTCGATACTTTACGTACAGCCTTACCCATGCGACGTTACCAGATGCCAGTAGCACGCCAGCAGCAAAAGAGAACAACTGACCAGTATGACGGTAGTAGATAACGTTCCAGATTCCCCAGACTGTGAAAAAAACCATCGAGAGAGCGTTAACCCCGAGCACAGTACGCTGTATACTAAGCCTACGAACGTTAGCCCAAGTAGCCACAGCTCCGAAAAGCTGAAAAGCGGCGTTAATAGCGTCAAAATAGCTACTCACGCCGTGCCAGCAGGGCGGGCGTTAGCGGCCATTTCGCGCAGCACCATAAGTGCGGCCTCTACGCCACAGCGAGCCCCCGCGCCGATCTGAGTAAGCGGAAACCCAGGGCTCAGCTTCTTCAACTCGTCGAACACCCTGTTCCACCCTTCCGCCTGACCTTCTAGGATTCTTAGCTCGACTTCTGTGATTTCGACCATTGTAAAAAACTCCGGCTTCAGTAGCTCTTTAGACATACGCCACCTCGTTATATCGGTGCAGGAAAATAGCCTTCGACTCTCTCCAACCTAGACAAGCTAGACGCCATCCTTGTTCCCGTAGGTCCATTGCCTCTTTACGAAACCCGTAAGGGTCTTCGAAATCAAGGCCTCTTTCCGGCAAGATTTGGGCGGCCTCGATAAATAGCGCAAGCCAGTCAGCTTTTGAAACCGGATCTGTCTTAACCAAAGGTAAGCCGAACGTTTCGCGCATGCTTCGCTCCAAGCGAGCGTCAACACGCCCAAGGTCCGGAAAGCACGACTTGAAAGGGCTAGATACGTCAGGTAGCACAGATTCAGTGTTGTCGTGAAAAAGCGCTTCATAAGGGTCGCCCCCTGTCACTTCCTCCGCCAGCAGAGATACTAATACAGCGTGCTCTGCCACAGAATAGAATTCGTCCGCGTTCCCCCTAAACCGGGCTGTCTGGCCTAGCGAGTGTGCGATAGCGTTCACGTCCCACGTGGGCTTTTCCAGGTAAAACCGCCCAGCCTGGGTGTGAATGTACCGGTTGTTCCTGTATCCGTCGCTTGACGATTTGATTAACCGCGTCATGATTGATCCATCCAGGTATCCGTTTCTACTCGGTAGTTCCCGAAGTACTCTTTTTCGTCATCCTCTCTCCGGTACCGGTCTTGCAGTTCCGCGTTGACCAGCGTTTCTAGCTCTACTAGATCCTCCGTAGCCCAGTTCTGCAACGGCTCGATGCCGTCGTTGTACCGGTCCATTAGAGCGCTGTATCGGTCTATTAGGTCGTAAGGGCTAATCGCCATAGGACTCGTCACAGTTCTGTAAGGACGCCTCGTACCAGCCCCAGTCATCGACTCCGCCAGCTTGTAGACACAGTAGAGTTCTCTCGGCTCTCAACAGTTGCTTGTATCGTTGTGGCGTAAGGTTAACAGAGCCACAACAAGTATCCTGCTCTAAGTCAATAGTCAAGATGCGCGTCTCCGGATCTCATCCTGAATACAGTCCGCAGCGATCACGAGCGCCCACGTAGGAGCTATCCGAAGTTGTTCCTTGAACTCTTCGAAAGCTTGCCCTGTTAGGCCTTCGGCCAGCGTTTCAAACTCAGTCATCATGGTCACCTTTTACAAACTTTCGTGGCTCCCCAGGAGGTGCCCATAGTTCGCCACGAGTCTGTTGCATGTACACAAGTTGTGCAGTTTCCAGTGCTACCGCCTCGGCGGTGTCCAGATCGTACGGGCACCCCTTACGGTCAACGCTGCCCAAATACACGGCAAGAACTCTCTGCCATATATCGTTGTCGGAGTGCTGACTCTCCAGCGCTTCGTCAACTATAGCGGCTGCCTTGCTTACCCCGACCCCGTAGCAACCTGGAACATTATCCCCTGAGTCCCCTGCTAGTACCTGAATCCAAAACGCCCTACGGGCTTCATAATCGTTTACGTCGTAAAAGACGTGCTTACGATAGTTGTAGTGCGGACCGGGAATCTGGTCGAGATCCTTGTCAACAGTAGCAACGACGTACGGCTCGTTATGCTTCAGATGCTGGCGTGCCAGTATGCTTACTTCGTCGTCCGCCTCCCGTCCGCTGACAATCTTAGCTCCCCAGCGGTGTACTAGATGGTCGCGGAGTCTCTGGTAGTGTATCGGACGTGACTCCTGATCTCTGTTGCCTTTGTAGGTCTTCTGCCGTGCTATTTCGTGGCGAAAGTTCTTCGAACTTGACAAGAAAGGAGAAACCTGTACGTGGTTTCGCCTTAGCTTGTAGTGGTCCACAACGTTATCTATCAGGGAGTCTACTATACTGTTTGCGGCTAAAAGAGCCTCTGATGTCGGATGCGCTACCGCTGTACGCCAATAGCTCTCGATCTTCCATTTGCTCTTTAAATTCGCCCAGTCGTCACCCGCCCTAATACGGAACTGTATGCCGTCGCAAGTCACGCCTTCGTAGTAGATATCTTCCGAAACATAGCCCGCTGCGTACACCACTGGATCTGCGTCAAGCAGAATTCTCATGCTCTGCCTTCCAACGGAAGTCCATTAGCCTGTCTTTCCCGAACTCCTTTAGGAACGCGCTCACCATAGCGTTAGTGCCCCGGCCGCCTGGGAACGCAATCAGGTAATCTGGATCAAGTTCCAGCATCACCCTGTTACGAATCATGCCTGCGCTGTTTTGGTAGTAATCCCACAAAGCGGGCACCTGTGCCGTATGTAAGCCGCGCGTGGCCGCCCACGCTTTAACAAGCCTGTCGCTGCCGTTAGCTGCTCCGTTAACGAAAATAACGGGCCTCCAGTTATGGTTTTCCATAAACTTGGATAGCACTAAATTCGTAAACTTTTCGTCGACAAAGTCCCTGCCCCCAGTTGTCAGAACTCTCATCCTAGCACCACTAGCGCCCATAGCTTGACGAGCATGGGTACGCCGAACAGGGCGGCTACTATAATAAGAGCCCATCCTAGCGAGTCTTGAACCCTACCTCTGTGATCTTCCGAGCGATCGTCCATAATAAGTGCCACCCCGAAGAACCCTGAGATTACAACAAGGAGTATAGATAAAAACCAAGCGAACCCAGTCGTCATATACATCCCTCCGGAAAAATGGGACTACTCGCTTACGCTTTCGTCCCTAATTTCCTCTCTCACAAGGAATCTAGTTGGCCAGGGCCGGAGGCTCCGGAATCTCGCGCGCCTGCTCAAGCGCTTCGTCCAGAAGCTGTTGCAGCTTATTGGCTGCGTTAATAGCCCCGGCTAGCTGGTCTGTCATGCCGCTTACCACGGCGTCGGCACGGTGACGGATAAAGTAGACGCGGCGGTTCTCAGGGGGAACGCTAGCCTCAGATCGCACGCCGATTACAACGTCGTAATCTCGCGTCTGAAATTTAACGCTGGGATCTCTCAGGTTAACCGTTCTATCCACGTTTATTCTCCTTCCCAGTTCGGCGGCTCTCCACCCAAGTCATCCTCTTCTGTCTTTGCTTGACGCTTCCTACCGCTCTTAGCACCTTCCTTACTATCTGGCAGCGGAGCGTCCGGAGCGGTGTTCACGACGCCCATATCTGCCACGCTGGTCAGCAGGCGGTCTGTCGTCGCGTCGTGATAGAACTTAACAGTCAGCTTGTCGACGTAGCCCAGCACCTGATCAAACCTCTGGGCTTCGTTAGCCTTGCTTGCTCCCTTAGTAAGCGGTAGCGCTTCGTTGGCCAGAAGAACGGTTACAGCGCGCACTGCCATCTCCTGGCTGTGCTGGAGAACAATGCTCATCTGCTTTGCAGGGTCGTTATAGCCGCCCCTAAAAGCCTCCTTATTGGTGTTTTGCTGCTGCTGAGCGCTAGGCGCGGGCTCTCTCTCCGCCTTTGGCGGCGGTTTCAGCCGACCGGTACCCCTGACCATCTGCCAGTACCCCGCGTCGTTCTTCTCCGCCTCGAACTCTATGAGATCTCCCTTGTTAAAAGGCGGCTTCTCAAATCCAAGGCCTACCCAGACCTCGCCGAGTGCTTCGTCGTCGAGCTTGACGTTATAAGCAGTACCCCGGTTGCCGACTGCCCGTGAAGTTACGACTTTAGCCAACCCTGAAAACTTATTTGACACGCTGTTCCCGTCCGTCCTTCCAGATGTTAAATTGAATCTCTTTCTTTCCGTATAGGGCTTCAGTACCTTCCCCGCTGCCCCAGCGATACCCCATTTTGATACCTACTCCTAGGGGAGTTTTGAAATCAAGGCCATAGACAGCCTGTAGGTAACTGTAGACATCTCTCGTAAAACACTGCTTAACCAGTTCAACAAACGGTACGGCAGCACTAGGCTCCACCTCACAAGGAGCTGAGTCATGTACTGTGTTGACAATATATACTTTCTCTTCAAGCCCACGTTCCCTTATCCTGTGCCACAAGTACACTAGGGCGATTGGTATAATCTCTGCGGTGGCCAAAGCCTGGATAGGATAGTTAAACACCACGCTTTGAACGTTGCTGCTGTTCCCGTACGCGTATCGCTTAGCCGTAGGGAAGTGGTACACTAGCCCCCACGGCGTGACAAGCTGCTTATCCTCAAGAGCTTCATTAACCCAAGACTCTTGCACCGCTGCAACGCCAGGATATCTTTCCCTAAATGCAGCGTAGTACTTCTCTTGCTCAGGAGTGCCCGTAGTTCCGCCGTATAGCGGCTTGAACGTGTCAGGTTTCGCAAGTTGTCTCCAGTCATCTTCGCCTTTCTCTTCCGCCTCGATCTTTTGCGCCTTTACCTCAGCAATAGTAGCTTCGAATAAAACACTTGCTGTGAAGACATGGGGGTCCCAGCCAGTCTCGATATCCTCCAGTGCGGCACGGTCCGGACCTCCAAGCTCGCATGCGACGCGAAATTCCAAAGAACTCCCGTCAGGTTCGGCAAAGTACCATCCCTCTCGCTTTGCTTTAAATAGCCGCTTAAATCCCCTAGGAATGTTCTGAATTTGTACCGTTCGTTTAACGGGGTTTCCACTATCGTCCAGAATAGATGGAAACCGTAGAGGTATGCCCGTAGACGCCAAACGGTGGGTTGCGGTGTTAGCTTGGTGCAGCTCGGCGTAAAACTTTCCTCCGTGATCGTTCACTACTCCCATGAAGTACTCAAGGTTTTTGGACAATAGAGCGGCTACTCTGCCTAACTCCTTCCGTAACGACAAAAACTCCTTCTGTCTACGGTTTTTCGCCTCCAGCTTGTCGAGCACCTTGGCGCTTGTTTGCCGTTTACCGCTGGAGGTGCGCTTAGGCCGACCCTTAAAATCCTTGATCTCTTCAAACTTCAGGGTATCGTAAATGAAGCTCGCAACCTGCACACTACTGCGCCAGTTAATACCCCCGGTTAGCTGATCCATTTTAGAGGATAGCGCCGCGAACTCCGCTTTCGCTTTTTCGTACTCCGCCTTAACTGCGTCCGCGTCGAGCTGCAACCCCTCGGGCTCGATGTCCGCTAGGACCGGTGTAAGCAGGCAGCGTGTATAAAGTACAGGCAGCAACCCTCTAGCCTGTAAATCCGCCCTTTGATGTAGAAACAACGCTTCCGTGGTCTCTACGTCCTGCCTACACCGATCCGACAGCCACCGTCTAGGCAAGCGTACCGGATTGATTCCGTGGTGCATTAGTAGGTCTACAACAGGGTCTTTTATCGGTAACCCCCTGCGCCTACAAGCCATGTCAAGCGACGTGCTTAGCTTTGGCATGCCTAGCTTATCGCTACCTGCCGCTAAATTGCCTAACAGTACGTATTCTGCTAACCGTGTATCGAACGGCAGTAACCGCCGCAGATCCGCCCCCATCCTTCGCAGCCAGCCGAGTTCGTACTTGGCGTTATGCCCTACGATAAAGTCGGCGCTTTCCAGGTGTGCTAAAAACCTGTCCCAGTTATCAAACTCGTTACCCCACTGCCCGTACGTCTTATTGGTACCGAGCGGACACGCGTCCGGGTGGGTAGGTCCTAGTTTCCAGCCACTAAACAGCAGGTGGTTATCCGGGTGCACAGGGTTACCGTAATCCCCGTGGCTCGTGTCCACCTCGAAGTCGAGCACTACGTAGCTGTCGCTAAAGTAGATACCCGGATCTAGGTTCTCTAGAAACTCTGGTAGCAATTTCACTCCCCTGTATTAGTATTATCCTCCGTTTTGGCTCTTTTATTTACCTTGGCCTCCCTCGCCCGGCATAAATTCAACTGCTGCCGCAACGAAGCAATCTCTTCAGAAGAAGCCGCTTCGTCTTTTCTGTCCGCCTCGTCTAACGTAACGAGAGCGTCATAAAGAGAATCTACACTATAAGGGCTACTAAACATCTTGCCCCAGCGCTTGCGGCCCTTGGTGATCTCCTTAACCATCTCTTGAGCACGTTCCGGAGTCATACTGGTGCCTTAACAGTAAGAAAGCTGGCCGGAGTATGTGAAACCGCGTAGTCAATTGCGGCGTTAGCTAGGTCAGTATATAGGCTGTACTGCCAGTCGTTACGGGACGACGACTGCACGCCCATACAGGCGACAATGTAGCCGAACTCCATAGCACTGAGCCCGTCAATGCTGTACACAGTTTCCGGCCTGTGGGCGCTAACCCTCTTCATACAAATTTACTCCTTGCGCGATCAATAGTTAACAAAATCGTCTCGCCACCGTCTACAGCCAGCTTGCTCTTTGGCAGGCTCAGCATCCTTTCGTTCCGCACCTTCATTTCTGGGGTAACTCCGAGCCCGCAAATAAGGTCTGCCGTACCCGGCAACCCAGTCTTGCTAGAGTCAATGTCGTTCATGTCCAGAATAGCTTTACCCTCGGCACCTCCCCACGCCTGAGATACTGAGAAGCCTAGTAAATTGTATTCGAGTAGGCAGCTACGGAACGCCACTGCATTTTCTTCAAGCCTCGCCGTTAGACCGTCTCCCTGCCCGCCCAAACTGCGGATCTGGTCTAGCACTATTACGTGAGGCTGGAACAGCTCTATATCGGGCCTCAGACTCTCTACAGAGCCGTTAATAAGCTGGACCATGCGTAGGTTATCTTCGATTCCGCGCTCCCTGTAGAGCGCTATAGCTCGTTCCCTGTCAGCTTCTACTTCCTGCCAAGTCATGCTAGTGGCGCGACACACCGCCCGGCTTTTGCTGATAGCGATCTGGTCTTCCGTGCCGACAACGGTAACTCTGTAGCCCCGTGACGCCAACACTACCGCTGCGTTAATTACAAACGCCGATTTGCCAGAATCCGGACGGCCAAAGACGTGTATATGATGCCCTGGCAACGCCCCACCGCCGATATGGCTGTTCAGCCGCTCCGGAGCCAACGCAATACGGTTTTCCTGTCCTACGGTCTTGAATAACTCCTCCACAGGTGGAGCAGGTACAATCTTCGACTTAGAGGCTAGAGTAGTCGCCGCCATTAGCTCTGCGAGCTGTCTACTCAGTGCAGCAAGCTTCTTACTATCTCCTTCCGTAGCTGCTGCTGCAATCGACAAACTGGTCTGCCGCCGCTTCAGCTCCAGCGCTATTTGGACTGTGTTCGCTGGGCTTACGGCTGTGGGCAAGTCA